CATCATTTCGAAAGGCGACCATAAAGCCCCTTATTTTCCGCAATAGCAGGCTCGGAAACCGTAGCGCTTCCTGTAGCAAAGCAAGCCTCTCCAAGGGAAGAAAGCCGCGACATACCCTTATTTACTCGGGCCAATCAGCTATATTCAGAGATTTAAATGGTGCCCAGGGGCGGGGAAAACTTAGCTTTTTTAAACATATAGTTAGGCATAAGTGGGACAGTCGCTTGCTCCACGCTTTCATTATGTTTTTCGGGATTTTTGTCCCACCGATTAGCCGATCTGTCCGCCTGGAATCCAACCACCCGCAACCCACAACAGCAAAGAGTAACGCCGCCCCGGAAGCCACGGGACGGCTCTAACGGCGTGAGGAAACGCCAACATCCAATGAGGTCAAGATGCAGTGTAATAATATAACAACTCGGGGTGCGGCGCAAGCGGATTCACCGCTGGACCGCCCGTTGGACGTTGCCGTTTTCAAGGACAGGCGCGCGCTTTCGATCAAGCCCAAATGCTTGTCCTTGCGCGACTTGTCCACGAGCATGACCGTAGCCTCAAGCAAGGACGCCATGCGCCATATTAAGCTAGGCGCGTTCACGGGCGAACCGACCGACAAGGGGTCCTATCGCCACAACGCGGCCCACGAGTCCGTCAGCGGGATTGAAGGCGACTATGACGCCGGGACGATGACCGTGGAACAAGCCGTGGACGCACTTTCCCGCGCCGGGGTTGCGGCGATGATCTACACCACGCCAAGCCACCAGCAACCCGGCAAAGGTCATCGCTGGCGTGTTCTCTGCCCGTTGTCCGCTGACGTGACCCCCAGCGAACGGCAAGCCCTGCTGGCGCGGGTCAACGGCGTCTTGGGCGGCAACTTGAGCGCGGAATCGTTCACCCCTGCACAATCCTATGCGTTCGGCGCTGTGAAGGGCAAACCCGCCCCAGACGTTCGGCTCGTGGATGGCCGTTACCTCGACCAATGCGCCGATCTGGATTCAACAGCTATCGGCAAACCCGCCGCCGACCGCGGCGAAACCGTTATTGCTCGAGACCTCAGACACGACACATTCCGCGTCGAGAAGGCCAAGGCGATGCTGGAATCCGCTGCAGCACGGTTGGCCCACACAACCGTTGCCCGGAATGAGGCGCTATGCCGGGAAGCTTACCTGCTGGGCGGACTTGTCGCCAACTGCCTGCTGGACCGGGAATCGATCCTAGATGCCTTGCTGCCTGCGATGGCAGAGTCCGGTTACACCGATGACCACGCCAAGGGTGATGTGGCAGAGGTCGAAAGGGTCATAGACACACAACTGCTTATTGGGGCCAAAGAACCTTTCGACCCCGCGCCGGATATGGGATGGGATGATGATGACGACGGCTTGCCGGACGACGACAGCATAGAATACCTGCTGGGGCCAGCGCCGGACGAAACCCCACAGGTTGCTGGTCTGCCCTATCTGACTCCCGGCCAATGCGCCGATCTTCCAGCCCGAGAATATGTAGTGAAACGCCTGATTGCCCCCGGACAGATTGGGTGCATCTTTGGCGAACCCGGCGCGGGCAAATCGCTGATTGCGCCACGGGTGGCCTACGAGGTTGCCCAAGGCGCTGACACATTCGATCTGCGCACCAAAGCCGGACCCGTGTTCTATGTCGCCTGTGAGGATCAAGAGGGCATGGCTGGCCGCGTGGCCGCGCTGCACCTCGAACTGGGGCCTGCTGACACCTTCCACCTATTCAACACCGTGAGCGACCTGTTTTCTCGCGGACCGTCCATAGTGAAGGGCAAGAGCAAGGGCAGCGCCGATCTAGAGGCATTGCGCAAAGCGGTAGCGCAAGTCCGGCCCCAGCTAATCGTCATCGACACGCTGGCAATGGCGATGCCCGGACTTGAGGAAAACGACGCCGCCGGGATGAACCGCGTGGTCCAAATCGGCAAGCGCCTTGCCAGGTATGGGGCCGCTGTCATCTTTGTTCACCACGGCACCAAGGCAGAGGGCAACACGCCGCGCGGCCATTCCGTGTTCAACGGCGCGCTGGACTTCTCTGTCATGGTCAAACCCGCTGACGCCAATGGCATTGTACGGGGTATGATCCGAAAGAACCGCAACGGGCCATCCGACCTGGACATTGCGTTCACGATTGGAAGCCACCGCGTCGGCACGGACATTGACGGTGAACCCGTGGATGCGCTGATCTGTCTGCCATGTGACCCCGGTCAAGCAGAGGGCGGCAAGCCTAAGCTGACAGATGCCGAACGGGCAGCGCGTGACCTGTTCCTTGAAATGGCAGCGGACGGACCCGTGTACCAAGCCGCATGGCGAAAAAGGGCAGCCGATGAATACCACGTCAGCGCCAGCGATGAACGGGAGAGCCGCCGCCGTGCCGTTACCCGTGCATTCAAGGGGCTGCTGAAAAAGGGCGAAATCGCAGTCGAAAATGGTTTGCTGACTTTTCCATACGCCGTGGAAATCCACGACTTTGACGATGATGTAGAGGGGGCAGACCAATGAAAACCGCGTCCCCGGACAACAGGACTCCCCGGACGAGTCCTGTCATTGTCTTGTCCGTCCGCCCCGTTGCCCCTCAACCGGAACCGGGACGGACAGGACTCCCCCCTTTAGGGGGGTCCGGCTGTCCGGTCCGGGTAGGCAACCCGATTGATTGTTCTATTGGCTTTCCAGTTTCCGTTGAACCGGGTCCCTCTGGGGATTGGCTGGAGGCGGGGGTCGTAGAGCGCATCCCTTCAACCGTTTTCAGATTTTTGAATCAGCCTTCCCCCAAGCAAACGGTTTCAATGAAAATGAGAAAGCAGACCAAATGGAAAACCTGACGATTGAAGAACTGCTGGACCCCGGCCCCAGCGTGGAAATTCCCCAGAGCGATCTGGTGACATCGGCAGACCTTGGCGAATGGTTGGGGCTGACCTCTAGCCGCGTGAACCAGCTTGCCCGCGATTCCATTCTGCCCCGCGTGGATGCCCCCGGCGGCTTTGCCTTCCCGCTGAAAGCGTCCGTGCAAGCCTACGCCGAACACCTGCGCAATCGGTCTGTCCGATCATCCGACCCCCGCCTTGCTGACGAAAAATTGCGGGTGGCCGCCGGGCAGGCTGACAAGCTGGATATTCAGAACCAGAAATCACGGGGCGAACTGATCCCCGCCGCTACTGTGCGGGCAGAGTGGCTTTCCGTTGCCACCGATCTGCGCGCCCGCCTGTTGGCCGTCCCCAGCCGGGTGGCCGCCAAGCTGTCATTGGATCGCCCCGCCACGGCTGCTTTGGACGTGGAACTGCGCCGTGCAATGCAAGCCCTGTCCGAAACCGTGAACGAGGGGGCCGAGGGGGCCACCCACGGCGCTGGTTCAGTACACTCCGCACCCTTGCCAGCCATCGACAACCAAACGCCTCAGGAGGGCCGAAAATGACCCATACCGCTCTCGCTCAAATCCGCGCCGAAGCCTTTGCCGCATTGCGCCCGCCCCCGCCCGTTAATTTGCCCGAATGGATTGAGGCGAACGTCCGCCTGCCCAGCGAGGTTTCCGCCCAAACCGGGCCGATGGCGCTGACTCCCGTGCAGCGCGGGATTGCAGAGGCGATGGGCGATCCCGAAATCGAGAGGGTGAGCGTGGTCAAGCCCGTCCGCCTTGGTTACACGTCGCTGTTGACTGCGCTTGTCGGCTACTACTGCGATAGCGACCCCAGCCCTATCTTGGCGGTTCACCCCACCGAGTCAGACGCCCGTGGCTGGATCGTGGATGACGTGGAACCGATCTTTGCGGCTAGCCCGGACTTGCGCGGCCTGCTTACGTTGGAAGCGGACCCCACGGGCCGTTCCACGCTGCTTTCCCGCAAATTTCCCGGCGGGTCGCTCAAGGTCATCGCCGCCAAGTCCCCGCGCAACCTACGCCGCCACAATGCCAAGGTCCTTATCTTGGACGAAATCGACGCGATGGAATCCGGGGCGGAGGGTAGCCCGATCACTTTGGCCGAAAGGCGAACGCTTTCATTCCCGGACCGCAAGATTGTCGCCGGGTCGACTCCTACTTGGGAAGATACCAGCCACATTCTGCGGCTCTACGCGCAATCCGATAAGCGCGTCTTTGAAATCCGCTGTCTCGACTGTGAGGGCTACACCGCGCCAACGTGGCAGCACATCGAATGGGAATCCGGCAAACCGGAAACCGCTGCGTTCACCTGCCCGCATTGCGGCGTTGTGCAACCCGAAACCCGCAAGGCGGAGATGGTGAACCGTGGCCGTTGGGTCAAAACCGCGCCAGAGGTGCAGAACCATGCCGGGTTCAGAACGAACGTGCTGGTTTCGACCCTGCCCGCCGCGTCCTGGGGGAACATCGCCCGCGAATTTTTGGCGGCCAAAGACCACCCCGACTTGCTGCAATCGTGGACCAACACGCTTATGGCTGAGGGTTGGCGGCAAGCTGGTGAAGAATTGGACGAGTCCGCGCTGGCAAATCGCCGTGAACCGTTCAGCCTTGACGACCTGCCCCCGGAAACCTTGCTGCTGACCTGCGGTGTGGACGTGCAGCACGACCGCTTGGAAACCGTCACCTTGGCGCATGGGCGGACGGATACGTTCGTGCTGGACGCCCGCGCTTTTTGGGGACCTGTGAACGAGTCAGATACGCCTTGGGCAGAACTGGACGGTTTCCTTGCGCAGCCCCATATCCACCCCGGCGGGGGCATCCTGCGCATGGACGCGGTTGCCGTGGACTCTTCGGACGGGCAGACGATGGACCGGGTTCTGGCGTTTTGTCAGCCCAAGCTGTCGCGCCGTATTGTGCCGATCAAAGG